CTGAGATCATGCCCGCCATGCCATTGTGCGCTGCGAGAGCAGCGTATTGCAGTGCATCAACAATGTGGCTGTAACGGTTTTTGTCCGGGACAGGGCGGCGCTGCCCACTCCTTGTCTTGGCATATCTATACCCCCCAGCCAGCGCACGGATCAGTTCGGGGCACCCATCACGGTCAATCAGGATGGCGGGTCCACCGTCACGCTGCGCCAGCAGGAACGCCTCGATGGCCCGCAAACGCGGGTCCAGGTCGTTGGTCGGTGCGGGGAAAGCCATGAACCCCATGCGCTTCATAACGTCGAAAGTTGTTTCCTCATATATAGACGAGCGTTGCTTGCCAGCGGGGTCACCCACGATAGCGATGGGGCGAGCGAGAAATCTCACCTCCTGAAGCGCCGGGCGCAGGCTGCGCTCCACATGGATTTCTAGCCCGATGTCTTCGGCGATGACCTCACGCATTACAAGCAGCCGCCCCTTGTGATCGAGCTGGCAGATGATGGAGCAGGGGTCACGACCGAAATCCTGACCCACGATCAACGGATGACCCATCACAGGCATCACATCATCCACAACGTGGAACGAACTTTTGAAGCTGTCCTTGAACACCGCAGTGCCGCTCGGGTCGTCGCCGTATTGGGCGTGGACATATCTTTTGCACCAGTCCTCGGAGTTTGAGCGGATGAAACGCTCGTAGTAGCTGCGCCCCTGCGCCACCCGTGCCGTCGCATTCACCGGCATCCTGAGCGTCTCGGGGGTCTGGGTGAGCCACTCCAGGTTCTCGGCAACGTCCTCCATGCCGCCCGGCTGGATGAAAATCTGCCAGTCAGGTGGTGTGTCCATCGCCATGAACTTGTGCCAAGGCGTGCCCTCGGAGGGCATATTCGTGTCGGCGATCATGCCAAAAAAAGTTGCGCCGCCCATGCTGGGGAAGGGGTAGCGACCCAAGCGGCCCGCCAGCGGGCTCACCAGAGCGCTGTCCATCTCGATACATTCGGAGAGCCACGCCATCGTGAGCTGCATGGAGAGGAGCCTGCGCTGGTCTTCGGGGGTGTCCAGCGGGATCAGGAGCCACTCACTGCGGACGTCACCTATAGATATGTAGATGGTGTTGTCGCTGACTTTGTACTCCGCGATACCCTCCAGCCATGACAAAACATCCTTGAGGACGGTGTCCTTGAGCTGCTTGAGCGTCTGCCGAACAATCGCCATCCTCGTGTGCCGGAGCCCGTCATGTGCCGGTGCTTGCTCGCAGGCGCGTCGGAATAGCTCGAACAAACAGGCGGTGGTCTTGCCCGATCCCACCGGCCCAGCGATGAGCCGTCCGAACGCATTCGACTTCATGAAGCGGGCGCAGGTGGGGGGAGCGGCGTAATTGATGGATGGCATCACCGCACCTCAAACAAAATTATATAAAGCAGGGAGATGATGGTGACCCCGAAGAGCAGCGCCATCATGCAGAAGGCGTTCAGGATCGCGTGCAGGACCCGGCTCAAACCATCTCACCGTCGATAGTGACCGGCCCGGCGGTCTTCTCAAACTTCAACTGGTTGTCCGCCCCAAGGTTGATCGTCACGGAAAACTTCTCTCCGGTGGCCTCAACACCCACCCCTTGCTTGGTGAAACCAGCGAGATCGCGAATGAGTTTTCCCAGCTCGGTGCGGGACGTCAGCGTCTCGGTGCGGTCGTGCATCCGCGTGTACGCCTCGGGGAGCCACTCCTCGATCATCGCTGCAGACTTGAGCTTGACGCGCTCATGGGTGTTCAAAGCGGATGACCATGCAGCCGTTTCGGCTTCCAGCACCTGTAAAAAGCGGGGGTGTTTTTGTATAGTTTCCCATGAGTTTGGGTCGATTTGGTGTAGTTCTAATATAGTTTTGACTGGTAAGATGCCCAGAGCAAGTTCTCTCGCAAGTTTCACGAGAGTAACTTCGTTGAAGACGGGAACTATCTCTGTTGATTGTGCCATGCCGCTACTCTATAATGGTTCGGACTGCGGTACTATACTATAGAGTATCGCAGATGGTCGAGCCCTAGGGCGACGGAGACCTTGCCGATGTTCACGACCGAACGCACAGGTAACGATTAATGGCTGACACGCTCGGCCAGCGCGGCGTCCTGCGCGTCGTCTCCCCGGCGCAGCTCGAAGCGGGCCTGCAGAAGCAGCACGAAGATCGCGCGAACGCGCAGGCTGCGGCCTCATCCCCCGAAATGACCAACCTCGCGTCGTTCGTGCGCGAGCAGTATTCGCTCATGCGGAACCACCGCAACAACTCAATGTCGGGCTGGAGCGAGCGGCTACTCTCTGCGCTGCGGGCGTTTAATGGTCAGTATGACGCCAGTAAGCTCGCTGAAATCCGCAAGTTCGGCGGCAGCGAAGTGTACGCCCGCCTGATCGCCATGAAGTGCCGGGGCGCGTCCTCGCTCCTTCGCGACGTTTATCTCACCCCTGACCGTGCATGGGGGCTTGCCCCTCCTGACGATCCTGACATCCCCCCTGAGATCATCCAGAGCATAACTCAGCTCGTGCAGAGTGAACTTCAGGGGATGCAGCAGCTCGGCGGGCAGGCTCCTGACGCCCACGGTATCCGTGATCGCACCCTCCAGTTGATGGAGGCGGCGCGTCAGGCGGCTAAAAAGAAAGCCGCCCAGCAGGCTAAAATCGCTGAAGACAAGATCGATGAGATGCTCACCTCGGGTGCGTTTTACAAAGCGCTCGCCGAGTTCTTGGTCGATCTGCCGCTGTTCCCGTTCGCATGTATCAAAGGCCCAATCGTCAGGATCGTGCCCACGGTGCAGTGGGTGCAGGGTAAAGCGGTGGTGCAGCAGACCCCCAGGCTGTTCTGGAACCGGGTCTCCCCCTTCGATATCTGGTGGACGCCGGGTGTTAGCGACATCGAGGATGCCGCTGTTATCGAGCGCACGCGCGTCACCCGTGCCGATCTCAACGATCTCTTGGACCTGCCGGGCTACAACCACGACGCCATCCGTGGCGTGCTCGACGACTATGGGCGGGGCGGGCTGGCCGATAATTGGGACAATACCGATAGCGAAAGGGCGGTTATGGAGAACCGCGAGAACCCCCAGCTTAACCGCAGTGGGCTCATCTCCTGCCTTGAGTTCCACGGCAACGTGCAGGGTAGAATGCTACTTGAGTACGGGATGGATGAGGAGCAGGTGCCCGACCCCATGCGCGATTACTTCGTGCAGCTCTGGTTGATCGGGCGATACGTCATCAAGGCGCAGTTCTCGCCGAGCCCCCGCAAGCGCCATCCCTATTTTATAACGAGCTTCGAGAAAGTGCCGGGCACACCCGTGGGCAATGGGCTCCCTGACATTCTCCACGACATTCAGGATGTCGCTAACGCTTCGCTGCGGGCTCTGGTCAACAATCTCTCGATCAGCTCCGGCCCGCAGGTGGTGGTCAACGATGACCGTCTGAGCCCCGATGAGGATGGCGAGGACCTGTATCCTTGGAAAAGGTGGCATACCCAAAGCGATCCGATGGGTAACAATGCGCAGGTGCCGATCTCCTTTTTCCAGCCCGTGTCTAACGCGCAGGAGCTGATGGGCGTTTACTCGCAGTTCAATCAGCTCGCGGACGAACTCAGCGCCATCCCCAAATATATGGCTGGCACGGGTGTTGGTGGCGGGGCAGGGCGCACGGCGTCGGGTCTGGCGATGCTCATGGGTAACGCTTCTAAGATACTCCAGACGGTTGCGGCTAACATCGACAGGGATGTTTACCAGCCGCTGCTTGAGCAGCTCTTCGACATGCTGATGCTCACCGACCAGAGCGGGATGCTCACTGGCGAGGAGGCCATCACCGTGCAGGGTGTGAACGTCGCCATCCAGCGGGAGACGCAGCGCAGCCGTCAGCTCGAATTTCTTCAGATCACTGCCAATCCCATCGACACTCAAATCGTCGGGCCTAAAGGGCGCGCTGCGATCCTGCGGAGTGTTGCGCAGACAATCGGCATGGATGGCGCGGAGATCATCCCATCCGAGGAGCAGCTCGAACAGATGCAGCAGCAGGCTGCTCAGCAGGCTCAACAGCAGGCACAGCTCGGCGCGCAGGCGCAGGGTGGGCAGGCCCCCGTTGGGGGCAACGTCACCAAGGATATGGGTCCTCGCACCAACATCACGGGCGGTGCCGGTTAAAGGAGAACGACGATGGCTATGGGTAAACAGCTCTCTACCAAGAGCGTCACGTTTGTTAAGGGCGGTCCTACTGGCCTCGTGGGCAAGCAGACTAAGACCGGCACGCAGGTGCCCGGCCAGACTGCTTCGATGGGGCGCAACGGGCAGATCGCCAAGGGCGGGCCGACCGGCAAGGTGGGTAAGCAGAAGTCCGGCGTTGCGGCCAAGCCCGGTATGACGGCTTCGAACTAATGTACGTCCGTAAGGTCAGCAACAAAGCGGAGCCGATGGGGCCAACGAAACTCATTCGTGTCCCTCGGCTGGAGGCTAACAAAAAACTCTTCAAGCCCAAGGGTAAGCAGAGCACGCGCGACTATCTGAAGACTGAACTTCAGCCATCCCAGCCGTTTAGCAACTCTGGGTTTGGGCGCACCGGCATGGATGGAGAAGACTGATGAAGGCATCAAAGGAAAAGTACAAGTGCGACAAGCAGGAAGTCCTGCCGAGCCGGTTCGCACGCGACAACATCACAGGCGGCGATCCCTATAACCGCGCGATGAACAACTACAGCAAGAAGGCCAAGCCGCCCCAGATGGGCGTTATGACCGGGCCGTTCCCGCGTTGGTGACGAATGAATAACCGCGACCTCATCATGAAGACCGCATCGCTTGCGCGTAGAGCCCCTGAGGAATGGTCGGCATTCCTGGGCGCGTTCTCTGAGTATGCCGACAGTACCCGTGACCAATGTGTCTCGTCGCCGATTGACAGCGTTCTACTCGCCCAAGGCCGAGCCCGCGAAAGCGGCTCGCTCCTTCGGCTGTTCAATGAATGCCAAAAGACCGCCGACCAGATGATGGAGAAGAAGTAAATGGCTCAAGTGCTTGCTGAGATCGACCCGAATGTGAAAATTCCGCCCGCCGTAAAGGCTCTCGCCGCCCGTGCAGAAGCTGTGTTCAATGCCACTTATGCGCCTGAGACTGTGGAGCAGCCTGAAGCCCCCGCAGAGGTGGCTGAGCAGGTGGGTGACCAAGTTGAAACCCCCGCGCAGGACTTTACTTCGAAAAGTAATGAGCCCAAAGGCGACGAGCAGTCCTGGGAGCACCGCTATAAGAGCATGAAGGGTCGGTATGATCGGTCTGAAGGGCAGATCAGGGGCCTTAGCGACCAGATCGCCGGGCTGCAGAACGTCATCTCGACGATGCAGGTCGCCCCACAGACTTACGTCCCCAACGAACAGAGCGCACAGCGCTTTATCACTGCCGAAGAAGAGCAGGACTATGGGGCGGAATTTCTTTCTGTCGTGGGGAAGAAGGCAAAAGAAGAACTTAGCCCTGAAGTTGCTAAGTTAAGGGCCGAAATCGATGGGCTCAAGTCCCAACTTACCGGCGTTGGCAGCTACGTGCAGCAGGATGTTAGGTCCCGCATGGAGGCTACTATGTCCGACCGCCTGCCGAACTGGCAGGAGGTAAACACCAATCCTGACTTCTTATCTTGGCTTAACTTGCCAGATCCTTATTCTGGTGTTAATCGTCATAACCTATTGAAGACAGCTTACGAGCGGAACGACACCCCTCGTGTGCTGGCCTTCTTCCAAGGCTTCCTCTCTGAAGAGGCTGCTACGGACCCCGCAGGTAGCGGGCCGGGCTTTTCTAACGGCGGTGCCGTCCAAGATAAAGTCCCGCTCGCAAGTTTTGCGGCACCGGGCAGAGCGAAGACATCAGCGGCAAGCGCCCCTGTTGAGAAGCCGGTCTTCACCGCGTCCCAAATCTCACAATTCTACGCAGACGTCCGAACTGGAAAGTATCTAGGACGCGAAGCGGAGAAGGATCGGCTCGAACGCTCAATATTTGCGGCGGGACCGGAGGGGCGCTTCAGATAAACTCTTCTTCTCGGGAGCCACACGATGGCATTCCCAGTCGCAACATCTGGTACAACGCCTGCCCTCTACCCCTCTGGCGGCACCGCCAACACCCTCCAGTCCACCGGGTTCATCCCCGAAATCTGGTCTGGTAAACTGATCGAGAAATTCTACGCCAGCACCTGCTTGGCTGCGATCTCGAATACTGATTATGAAGGCGAGATCAAGAACCAGGGCGACAAGGTCAAAATCCGCACGAAGCCCACGATTACCATCAGTGACTATAAGGCTGATGGTCTTCTGACGCTGCAGCGGCCCTCTGGTAACGTCATCGAGCTTGCCATCGATCAGGGTAAGTATTTTAATACAATCCTCGACGATGTCATGGATGTTCAGAGCGATCTGAACCTCATGAGCATGTGGAGCGATGACGCTGCTGAGCAGATGAAGATCGTCATTGACGCTGCGGTTCTGGCCGGGCTGCTCAACGGCGCGACTGCGACCTATAACCGTGGCGCTTCGGCGGGTAAGATTTCCGGTGGGATCAACCTTGGTGTGACCTCCTCGGGTCCGCTCGCTGTGACCGCCGCTGCGGCTTCTAGCAAGGTGGATATTCTCTCGGTGCTCCTGCGCATGGGCCAGGCGCTCGATGAGCAGAATATCCCTGAGACGGGCCGCTGGGTCGTGCTCCCCACTTGGGCCGCTACGCTCATCAAACAGTCTGAGCTGCGTCAGGCTTACCTGTCTGGGGATGGTGTCTCCATGCTGCGAAATGGTCGCCTCGGGATGGTGGATCGGTTCACCATCTACAGCTCCAATCTGCTCCCTGCGGGTACGACTGGCGGTCTGGCGTCCGGTGAGTATGTCTTCTACGCCGGTCACTCGCATGGGCTTACTTTCGCCTCGCAGGTCTCCAAGGTCGAGACCCTGCGCAGCGAGCAGACCTTCGGCACCGTGCTGCGCGGCCTTCAGGTCTTCGGCTATAAGGTCGTTGACGGCACTGCGCTCACTCAGGCCATCGTCACGGTCGGCTAACAAGCTTGGAGCCCCGACTAACCTTGGGGCTCCTCTTCGTAAGGCCGCTCTGCCTCCCGACCACTGGGCTGCCCGTGGCGAGAAGAAATCGGGTGATGGCACCAATCTGAGGGACCGTGATGGCGCTCGATACCGTAGCCGATTACATCAGCAGCGCCCGCATCCTTCTTCAGGACACGGTTGCTGATTATCGCTATCCCGACGCTGATCTTGTGAATGGCCTCAATCTTGGATTTCTTGAGATACGCCGCCTTCGCCCAGAGCTGGTGCGTACCTACTTCAGGACGGCATTCCCCACCTTCTCTGCGGGCTCAACTGGCGCTTCCGTTCCCATCGATGTGCAGTACCGGGTCGCGCTGCTCTACTACATCTGCGGCAGCGCGCAGCTCCGTGATGACGAGAATACGCAGGATAGCCGAGCGAGCGTGTTCCTGAACAAATTCACCGCTCAACTTCTAACCATTATGGCGTGAGGGAGCGATGATCTACGATCTCAATCGACTGATGGATAACCTCCGCATCCGCCTCCCCGGTGCCGTTGATACCGTCTTGAAGCTCGAACTGTTCTCCGTGATGAACGATTTCTTTCAGGGGACGAACTGCTGGTACGAGGACATCGACTTTCCGGTCACGACCGACACTAAAGATTATACGATCACACCATCGAGCATAGCCGCCCCGGTGCGGCTCATGGGTGTCGTCAGTAGTGACCAGTTCAACGTGAAGGCCATTCTGGGGCTTCCCAGCAAGCTCACGCTGATCGCCGCGCCAACTAAGCCGGATACATTCACAGCCCGGTTGGTGCTGACGGTGAACGACCCCACGACGCGAGATGATTATCCCGAGTTCCCCGACTGGGTGATCAACAAGTACAACAACGATATTCTAGACGGCGTGCTGGGCCGGATGATGACGCAGATCGCCAAGCCCTACACCAATGAGCGAATGGCGATTTATCACACGCGCTCGTTCCGTGGCGCGGTGGCTTTCGCCAAGGTCGAGGCGATGCACAACAACCTGTATCGCGGACAGAACTGGGCTTTCCCCCAATCGTTCGCCCGCCGCAGGGCGCGGTGACTTTCAACTAATTGGAGAGAAACAATGTCCGTAGTTTACGCCGTCGCCGCCAAGAACAATCGCCTACAGGTCATCGCCGACCTGATCGCCAGTAAGACCGTCGCCGCTGCAACGGGCACCGCGTCTGCGGGGTCGCTTGTAGTTGGCACATCAGCTTTGTCTGGTGCGACCGGCGTGCTGGCGACAATCGCTCTCCCAGCTACACCCGCGACCATCACTAGCGGGGTCTTTACTTTGGCGGGTACGCCGCTCACCGCGACAGCGTCGGGCACTGGCACAGCGGCGCTCGCTGAGTTCCGCAACAACGCAGGTACGGTGATCGTCTCTGGCCTGACAGTTGGAACATCCGGCACTGATCTTATCCTTGGCACAGTAAGCGTCACCTCTGGGCAGACCGTGCAGGTCACCTCTGGGGCGATCACGCACGGTTAAGGAGAACTTCGATGGCCTTGATCACCGCAGACCGCGTTTACGATACTTCCACGACTACGGGGGCTGGGGCGTTCACGGTCTCTGGTACAGCGCAGACGGGCTATCGCACGTTCTCTTCCGTGTGCTCGACGAGCGACACGTTCTACTACACGATCCAGAACGCCTCGTTGGGTGAGTGGGAGGTAGGTGTTGGCACCTACTCGTCCGCGAACACCGTCACCCGCACCACCCTCATCAGTTCATCTAACAGCGGCTCGGCGGTGAGCTTCTCTGCCGGGACCAAGGATGTGTTCATCACTATCCCTGCGTCCAAGGGGGTGCAGGCGGATGCGGCGGGGCGCGTCGGCATCGGCGGGGCTCCTGCGGTCAGCTTCGCGGTGTCGGGCACTGACTCGATCCTTGTTCCTGTTGGAACGACCGCGCAGCGCCCCACGGGGGCCACTGGCTACCTTCGCTACAACACCGACCTCTTGTCCTTTGAGGGCTACAATGGGACTGCCTGGGGCAGCATCGGCGGCGGCGCGACGGGCGGCAGCACTGATCACATTTTTTATCTCAACGATC